ATCACGACCTGGGATACACGTTGCCGGGTGGGCAGGTGCCACGCACCAAACTGCTCGAATTTCTCGCGGTCGATGAAGAGGTGTCGAACGCCATAGAACGAAAGAACGAAAGAGCAAACCAATAGATAGAGCCACAAGCGGATAGTCGCGCGGTTCTCATTCATGAGAGCCGCGTTTTTGTTTTTCATGGCCACGATTCAGGACGTCTACGAATTAAATACCAAGGCCGACATGAGCGGGCTTGGGTCGGTGTCCGCTGCGCTGAACGGTGTGAAGGGCGCGGTGCAGGCGGTCGCGTCTGCCGGCACCTCGTCGTTCAACGCGATTGGCACGGCGGTGAAGACGGCCGCGTCGGGCATCAAATCGATGGGCAGCCAGGCCAAAGATACCTGGGAAACGGTCCAGGTCGGCGCGATGCTGGCCAAGGACAAGATCAGCGGCATTGCCGGCGGCATCAAGAGCGGGTTCGGGACGGCGGCCAGCACCGTCTCCAATACCTTCAAGTCGATCACCTCGTCGGCCAGTTCCACGGTTAACAAGGTCAAGAGCGTCTTCGGCACCGTTTCGAATGCCATCGCTTCGCCCTTCAAGGCCGCGGCCTCGGCGGTTGCGGCGCCGGTGAAATCTATCGTCGGCGCGGTGGGCTCCATCGGCAAGGGCCTGGCCTTGTTTGGCCTGGCCGCGCAGGGCCTGCAGCAGGTCAAAGAAATCGTTGGGCAAGTGACCGGCGCGCTCAAGGAGGCCTCGCCGGCATTCGGAAGCGCGCTGGGCAGGGTTGAGGAGCGCTTCACCAACTTCAAGGACGTCCTGTTCCGAAACATCGGCGACGCGCTGGCGCCCATCCTGGAGAAGCTGGCCGACCTGCTGGGATCGCCGGCGTTTACCGAGTTCTTCAATGGATTCAGCAGCTTCGTATTCGGAGCGCTGAAAGCGGCCACCCCACTACTGGACACCATTGTCGGTGCCGTGAGCGACCTGGTCACCTTCCTGACCGGCGGCAGCATAGAAGATTTCACGGAGGCAATGCAGGACGCTTTTGGCCCCGACATTGGCAACGTCATCGTTGGCATTGTCGGTAGCGTAAAAGCCCTGTTCGATCTCTTGGGGAACGGAGATTTAGAGCAGTTCCGCGAAACCCTCACAAACGCATTGGGGCCGGGACTTGGGAATGCCGTTGCCGACGCGGTCAAGTTCGTCTCCGACAACTGGCCCAAAGTGCAGGCCACCTTCGAAGCAGTTGGAAGCGCGATAGGGAAGGTCATCGGCTCAATTGCTTCGACGATCGGCAAGTTCATCGACGAGCACGGGCCGGAGATTCAAGCGTTCCTGAAGAACGTCGTTGGGAAGGTTGGGGACATCCTCGGCACGCTCTACCAGATCGTGATGAAGGTGCTGACTGCCATCGCCACCTTCATCAACGATAACCAGGAAACCATCCGGGCCATCTTCTCCACCGTCTGGGCGGTGATCCAGACCACCGTAGGTACCGTACTCAACGTCATTTCCGACGTCGTCAACGCGGTGATGGCAGCGCTCAACGGCGACTGGGATAAGGCCTGGCAAAACTTCTCGAAGATATTCAGCGACGTGTGGAATGGCCTTGCCGGCATCGCCGAAATCGCCTGGAGCGCGGTAAAGGGCGTCGTTCTCTCCGGCATCAACGGCGTGATCGATCTGATCAACAACAATCTGATCTTTGGCGTCAACCAGGCCATCATCGCATCCAACAATGCCATCGGCACGTCGTTCAAGGGGTTGGACTTAATCCCCAGGGCTTCGTTTGCCAATGGTGCCATCGTCAGCTCTCCGGTGCCGGCAGTCATTGGCGATAACCCGCGCTCGCCCGAGGCTGTCGCGCCGCTGAGCGATCTGATTCCCATGATCCAGGCGGCAGTGCGGGAAGTGCTCAACGCGGGCGCTACGCAGAACTTCAATCTGACGGTCTATACCCAGCCCGGGCAGGAAACGAACGTCATCAAGGATTTTGCTATGTTGAAGGCGGCTGCTACATGAGTTACTTCACGCTTATCTCCGCGGCCGGGATGGCCTATGACCTGCAAGACGATCTGCACGTCGTCGTCGAAGGAATGCAGGGCATTGGGGTTCCCGAGCCGACGAATACCGCGATTGCGTATCCGATCATGGACGGTCAGATCCCGCAGTCGCAGCTATATACGAAGCGCGACATTACTCTGACCTGCACGATATCCGGCACGTCGATTGCGACCATCCACGCGCGCCGGCGCGCTTTGCAGGCCGTCATCAATCGCGACGCGACGCCCACGTGGAAGCCCATGCATCTGCGGTATAGCGGATCGGGCACCACTTACGAAGTCGAGGTGTATTACGCGGGCGGCCTGGACGTGCTGGACATCAAGCTTTGGAAGGAAAGATTCTCGCTCAAATTCATCTCGTTCGATCCATATTGGTACGCGATCAGCGACTCGACCGCCGCGCTCGCCACGTCCGCGACGCTGGCAAACGCCAACTACATCTTGAAGAAGTCGGCCGCAGGCGTGTGGAGCGCGCTGGGCACCGGCTTCAACGGCGAGGTGTTTGCCATCGCGGTGGACCCCATGACCGGCTACGTGTGGGCCGGCGGGTCTTTCACGACGGCCAACGGCGCTACGGCCCGCGGAATTGCCTTCTGGAACGGGAGCACGTGGGCCGAACCAGCCGGCGGCGTCAATGGGACGGTGAAGGCCATCGCCATTGGCGGCGGCTACGTCTACGCCGGCGGGAACTTCCCCTTCGACGGCCCAGGCAGCTATGACCTGAATGGGATCGTCAGGTATACCCCGGACGGCGTCTCACGTTCTGCGCTGGGCGGCGGGGTTGGCGTAGGCTACGACGCTGGATACGATGGCGTGCGGGCGCTAGCGATTCTGCCCGACGGAAGCCTCTTCGTGGGCGGGTGGTTTCCCTGGGTGTTTCAGCCAGGCGGAAGCAACCCGGCTTACGTCAACATCGCCAAGTGGAACGGATCGAGTTGGGAATCTTTGGGCGACGCGAACCAGCCGGTCCTGGCGCTCGGAACGACGGGCTTCAACGAGGTCTTCGCCGGCGGCATATTCACCACAATCGGCGGCGTTTCCGTCACACGCCTGGCGCGCTGGAATGGATCGGCTTGGACCGCGGTCGGGTCCGGCGTCGACGACGCGCCGTACTCGATGGTGATTGGGAAGGACCACAATGTTTACGTCGGCGGCGCATACATCACGGCAGATGGGTCATCGGCGTTGCGCGTGGCACGCTGGAACGGCGTGGGACTGTATCCGCTGGGCGCTGGGATCGGCCCGAGCACCAACGACGGCCTGGCAACCGTCCGCTCTCTGGCGGTTCAAGACGATGGAACGCTTTACGCCGGCGCCGTGTCCGTCACGTATGCCGGCGACCTGCTATTACCTTCGCCGCTCGTGAAATGGAATGGTAGCATCTTCATCCCTGAAGACGTCGTCCTCCCTGGCACGCCGGCAGTGCGCGGCCTCGCGGTTGATTCCTCAGGCAATCTGTATATTGGTTTCAGCACCGGAGGCAGCGCCACCATCCCTGGTCGAACGACTGTCACGAATGGGGGCTCTGCGCGCGCATACCCCACGCTCACCGTCGCTATTACCGGCGGCGCCATGCGCGTGCGCGGCCTGGTCAATAACACCACCGGCAAGACGATCTACATGAATTATGTGATGTATAGCGGTGAGACATTGACCATCACGCTAACGCCCGGCAATCGGTCGGTTCGTTCGTCGCTCTATGGCGATGTTTCCGGCTTCATGCTGCCCAGCTCCGACTATGCCGTCTGGTCGCTCATGCCGGGAGCCAATGACGTCGCGCTGCTTCTGCAAACCGTTTCCGGATCGCCGACGGTAAGCGCCTGCACGTTGGCCTGGCGCAACAGGTACTGGGGGGCAGACTAATGAGCGGCGCCTATCAATTGTGGCTCTACGACCCGTTCGGCAACAACCGCAAGTTGATCGAAAGGTGGGTGCGCTTGCAGTACACCCGCACGGCAAACGACGTGGGCGCCCTTACGCTGACCATGCCGGCAATGCTGTCCCCCGATCTGTTCGCGGAGGACTCGCGCATATGGGTGATGCGTTCGGCTAACAACGGTCCGTTCATCCTGGAAACGGAAACGCCCTGGTTCGTGCGCTACTTCCGCTCGTACCGACAGAATGGGATGCTGCTATACGAGGTGCGCGCGGTGGCGGCCCTGGAAATCCTCGCCCGGCGTATCGTCACCGGGGCAGCCGGGACGGCATACGCGCAGAAGACCGCCTATGCGGACGACATGATCAAGGCGATCTGTCGCGAGTCGATGCGCGGCCTCGTCGTGGACAGCGCCCGGTCGCTTGCGGCATATATGGTTATCCAGGTCGATAAGTCCCAAGCGCCGATCATCACAAAGGACTTCTCTCATGCAAACGTGCTGCAGACCTGCCAGGAAATCGCCCAGGCCAGTGCGGACCATGCGACGATCCCGACGCCGCTTTACTTCGATATGGTCCAGGAAGGCTCGTTATTGCGCCTGCGCACCTACACCGGGCAACGCGGGAACGATCACACCGCCGGCGCGAACAGACCCGCCGTGGTGCTATCCGAAGAGATGGGCAACCTGGTGGACCCGTCCATCGAATACGACTACTCCGGCGAGATCACCTACGTCTATGCCGGCGGTCAGGGCACGGGAGATGCCCAGTTGCAGGGGAACGCATCGGACTCGGTACGCATCAAGTACAGCCCCTTCAACCGGCGTGAGGCGTGGGTGACTTCCAGCGCCACCACGGTCGATAGCTGCAACTCTGAAGCCGCGGCCGCCCTGCGCAAAGGACGGCCACAGATCATGTTCAGCGGAGCGATTCAATCCACGAAAGACACGGAGTACGGCGTACATTGGGGATGGGGCGACAAGTTGACGATCTCATTTGCGGGCAAGCAACTCAACGTTCGGGTGGACACGGTTACCGTCACCGTGGAAGGCCAGAACGAACAAATCGAAGCGAGGATGAAATACTCGATATGAACGACGTGCAACAGCTCCTTGAGCAGATGACGCGCCGGATTAGCGCGCTCGAAAGTCAGGTCGCCAAGCTCATGCCCGCCCAAACACCGGCGCAGTGGCAGCAAATCACCAGCCTGGCCAATGCCGGCACCTACGACCTGGTCAGCAATTACAGTGGGCTGTTCATCATCAATGACATTGTGTCGGGTGCGGTGGGGGTGTTTCTGCAGGGCGGAGGAACCATCATGCTGGTTAGCCAAACCTCGCAGAACTACTTTTCGACGACGTCAGGCACGGCAAGCAAGATCAATGTGTATCTGAACGCGAGTTATCACGTCATCGTCCAGAACAATCGCGGTTCTGCGATCACCTGCAACGTGTTGTTGCTTCGCACGCGGAGCAATGCATAGTCATCCAATGCCGCATGGCGGCATTCAAAGTGAGGTATGGAAATGGCAGTAACAGCTAAGTGGTTTGGTCAAGCGATTATGCAAGCGTTTGGTTCAGGGACGCTTGGGAACAATCCGAATATCGATTTTCTGAGCGACACGATCAAAGCGATGCTCTGCACGTCAAGCTATGCGCCAGATCAAAGTGCGCACGTTTTCAAGTCAAGCGTTACGAATGAGGTGACCGGCACGGGCTATACGGCCGGCGGAGCGACGCTTGGGAGCAAAACACTGACCTATACGGCAGCCAATAGCTGGTCTACTCAGTGGACCGCGTCGACGGCTTTCGCGGCTGGCGCAATCGTCAGGCCGACAACCGGCAATGGCTACCTATATCGCGCACAGGCAGCAGGGACAACCTCAAGCTCTCAGCCCTCCTGGCCAACCGCCATTGGCGCAACCGTCGTGGATGGTGGCGTCACCTGGACGTGTGTCTCATACGGCATCATCACATTTGATGCCGCTGACGTCTCTTGGGCCAATGCCACGATCACAGCACGCTACGCTGTGATCTATGACGATACGCCCAGCACCGACGCGACAAAGCCATTACTCGGCTACGTCGATTTCGGAGCAGATGTAACAGCGACAAACGGCACTTTTGCCATAACGTGGGATTCGGCAGGAATCCTCGCGATCCTGCCGGCCTAGCGCGGGGAGTGAATCATGGCAACGCGCTATGTTTTTACGCCGGGAGCTGCTGAGTTCCCTGCGAGCAACTTCCCACAATTGATGCTGGTGAATCGTAGACCCGTGCTCGCATTCGACGCCAGCACGGCGGAAACGTGTCAATGGACCGCAATCGCGCCGGTCGGATTGACTGGAACTTTAACGGCCGTGGTGCATTACATGATGGCGAGCGCCACGAGTGGGAAGATCGATTTTACTGGCGCTATTGAGGCGGTCACGCCAGGCGATTCAGTAGATCTGGATGCAGGGGATTCGTTCGACACAGCGAACGCCATCACCGCGCCGACTGTGCCCAGCACCGCCGGCTACGAGAGTTCGTTCACGATCACGCTCACGAATCAGGACTCAATCGCGGCCGGCGACTACTTCCGGCTACAGTTGACGCGTGATGCAACGGACGCAACAAACGATACGGCCGCAGGCGATTGCTACGTGCTGAGTGTGGAGTTTCGCGACGGGGCATAAATGGCGATACGATTTGATGCCGCCGCGGACCGAGTGATTCGCTCGGCTTCACTGCCGAACTTCAATGCCGCATATACCTGGTCGTTTTGGGTCATGCTAGTAAGTGACCTGAACGCGCTGGGTATCATCGCCAGCCTGAACGACAACGTTGGCAATAACCTGGACGCTGTATCGCTCAGCGCGGATGGCACGACGCTCAACGCCGTGGCATATAGCGGCGGCGCAGGTCAGGAAGCAGCGGGAACATCGCTCTCAACAGGCATGTGGTATCACATCGCACTGGTCCGTGTTGATACAGGCACGCTAAGAGTTTATCTTAACGGCGTGTTGGACTCCACCGCGACCTACTCGGTGACGGGGCGCAGCACAGCGGCCACACGCATGGAAATGGGCGGATGGAATAGCGCTGATTATGACCGCGTAGATTGCCGTATCTTCGCCAGCAAGTTTTGGACGGCCGCGTTATCGGCAGATGAAATTCAGCAGGAGATGCAAACGATCCGCCCGCAGCGGACGGCAAACCTGTATCAATGGACGCCAATGTTCCCAGGCGCAAGCGAACGCCTGGCGGACTATTCAGGGAACGGCTATGACTGGACAGCGAGCGGCGCGCTGACCGATGAAGACCCTCCACCGATTAGCTGGGGCGCAATCCCGTTATTCGTCGGCAGTCCATCGAACGCACCTGCGACGGTTGTGGCTATCGCAGCAACTGCAAGCGCGGCGGCCCTGGGGCCGAGAATTAGCGTCAGTGCGACTATATCGGCGGTAGTAGCAACCGCTCAGGCGGTGGCCATTGCTCCAAGTGTCGTGGGGGATGCAGCGGTCGCTGCCGTTGGGGCAACGGCAAGCGCCACAGCTCTATCCCCAGGCTTGGCCGCGAACGCGTCGATAGCGAGCCCTGCAGCCACCGTGGTGGCTGTGGCCCCAACCCCAACGGTGGGCGCAAGTGCTACCGTTATGGGGACGGTGGCCACGTGCACTGTGGCGGCGATTGCGCCGGTGATCAGCGCCGGCGCAACAATCATTGACGTCGTAGCGACTGCAACTGCACATGCCCCGGCACCAGTAATCAGCGCAGGAACCCCTGCGACCGTATCGCCAGTGGCGGCCATATGCGTCACAGCGGCTTATGCGCCGACGCTGAGTGCCGACGCTATAGTCGCCGCAACGGTAGCAACGGCTACCGCCTACGCGCCTGTTGCTGC